ACCCAGCCTCGGTTCCCTCTCCTTGGTTCCCTCGTGCTTTTCACGTGCTCTCTCTCTTCTGTGTTCTTAAGCGAAGATGCCTACTATTCAGTCACAATGGTGGTGTTTTACTGTCTTTTTCCTTTCTGCGACCGCTCCCGACCTTGTTCCTCTCTTCGAGAACACCCACGTTAGTTACGCCTGCTGGCAGGAAGAAGAGTCGCCGACGACTCGACGACGCCACTTGCAGGGCTACCTGCAATTGAAGGGGAAAAGAAGCTTTTCGCAGGTTAAGGCACTGTTCGGAGACCTGAACCCCCACCTGGAGAAACAACGTGCGCGTAAGACCGACGAAGCTCGGGATTACTGTATGAAAGAGGAAACTAGGGTTTCCGGTCCTTTTGAATTTGGGGATTACTGTCCTGCTGGTTCTCACAAACGACGACAACGGGAATCTGTAATTCGAAGTCCGGTGAGAATGGCTGAGGAGAATCCGTCCGTCTTCCGACGAGTCAAGGCAAAGATTGCTGAGGAAGAATTCCAGAAGACCGCCAAGGAGATTCAAATTTCAAATTTGAAATCTTGGCAATCGCGCCTGAAGACGCTCCTCGAACGGGACCCAGATGACCGCACTATCTTCTGGGTTTACGGACCTGATGGTGGGGAAGGAAAATCCACCTTTGCCAGAGACCTGTACAGAAGTGGGTCCTGGTTCTATACACGTGGTGGCTCTGCAGATAATGTTAGCTACCAGTACATAGGATGTTTAGGGAATAATATTGTATTTGATATTCCTCGTGATAAGAAGGATTATCTACAGTACAGTTTAATAGAGATGTTTAAGGATAGATTAATAGTTAGTAATAAGTATGAGCCTCTGATGGCTCCCTTAATTAATAGTATCCATGTAGTTGTGATGTCTAATTTTCTCCCAGACTTTGAGAAGATTAGCGTAGATAGAGTCCATGTAATCCCATGTATTCCTTGTGGTGTTTGTCTTAAGCATCATGTTGGTGAAATAAAATGTGAGGAATATTTGGAATAATCTGAAATGTTTGCCGTATAATAGATTATATTAAAGAGAGAAGGGCCGCGCAGCGGCAATAACATGAGTAATTTTGCTTCTTGAAAACAAGAAGGAATGAAATGAAAATAAGAAATAAAAAAAATTGTAATATAAATGTGGGTCCCACATTTATATTGAAATAAAAATAAATATAAAAATAACTAAATAAATATCACTATTCATTTTGCGGAAGGACTTAATTGTAAATAATGAAAGTTTTGGGTAACGCGGTGTAATTTTAAAAGACTTTAGGATGTGCGCTTGCAATTTGCCGGGGATCCTAGGATATAAATAACACGTCACCGAGGCTGGTGTAGTATT